CCCCCATTTAATAACGTGTAAATCATTTCTTACCCTATATTAGATGGCCACCCATACGATCAAGTTTGACGGTGCCGACATACAGTCTGAGGCGGTAACCACAACCCAGTTGACCATGAACACCGTACCCATTTCGGTCAAGTTCTCTCTCCAAAATGTCACCACCACTGGGAACACGACGACGGAGGTCGTCCAGTTCACCAACCCCACCACAGGGCTAGTGACCACCTCCAACGTGATTGTGGGGGGAGGGTTGGAGGTTGGGGGTGAATTAGATGCGACTGCGATAGGAAATAATTTGATAGATATTATCTATCCAGTAGGGTCAATTTACTTCACCGCAAGTGCGGTTTCACCAAGCACCTCTATAGGTGGGAGTTGGGTTCGCTACGCACAAGGCAAATGTTTATTTGGTGTTGATGACGCCGATACAGACTTCGCTTTGGAGACTACTGGTGGTGAAAAGGAACACACCCTCACCGTAGCTGAAATGCCTTCACATACACACACTTTGGATGATAATTACAGACAACTTACACAAAATGGGGCAATTTATCATAATGATTTCAACAAAGTATATACAGCAACCACCCCTGGTTCAGCTGTGGATACAACGAGTGCTACTGGTGGCGACCAACCACACGAGAACCTTCCCCCATACATAGCAATCTACATATGGAAAAGAACAGCTTAAAATCTAATGTCTTTCGTGAAGCGACTGACCCTCAAAACAAACTTTACAAACTGCCCAGAGTTTCTAAAGTCTATCATCTCTTTTGAGTAAAAATATATTTGTATCAATCCGTGTTAAATACTTGATCCAAACTTTTATACATATGTTCCCACGAATACCTTTCTCGTAGGTAAGCACGAGCGTCTGGAACATCACCCGGGTGATTGAAGCAGTATTGGAGATGATCCGCAAAATCTCTGTAATCACATAGGGCAGTCTCTCCATCATGAGGTTCAGACTGACCGATGCGAATCCACAACTTGGGCTTCACGAAATGGGCATAGGGACCCATAGTCTCCTTGAGGGCTGGGATACCCGTGACAACTTGTGGGCGGTTAAGGTACATATGTTCCATGGGGGTCAGACCGAAGCCTTCACCTCGTGTTGTGCTTATACCAACATCACCTGCATTGTACAGCTCATTGACTTCGCCATCTGTGAGGTGTTGAGGCTTAGTATTCACGAAGATGTGGTGATTCACAACACGGTCGACATCCATACCCCTACGCAAACACTCGGACCTGGCCGTCATTCCGATATCAACACCGTCTGAGTGGAACGGTACGCCACCACAAAAGAGTTTGATAGACGGGTTCATCTTTTCACGCTCCAAGAGTTCGAGGAATGCTTTGATAGTGGTTTCCCACATCTTACGCCCCGAGTTACGGTTCATATTCACCACTAGGAAATCATCGGGTTTGAAGCCAGTCTTAACCTTTGCCTCCTCCTTGGGAATATCAACGAAACGATCAAAATCAACACCATGTACCATCGTACTCACCCTCGAGGGATCGAACTTTAGATCACTGACCAGGTGGTCTCTCCAGCAATCTAGGAATGTCCAGATGTGGTCAAAATTGTGTTCCTTCAGGAACTCGAAGGTGTCGATGTTTTGCCAGGGATATACAAGGTCCAGGTACAGGTACTTCTTTGGAGGCATGTGCTCAGTGGGGATGAGGTGTATGATACTCTTTACGACATTCATATCGTTGTAATGGAACAGGACATCCGGTTTTTCCTTGATGAGAGTCGGAACAATACCTTTGTCACCAAAACCACCGGGTGATTTAGGATCAAGTTCCAACGCATCATAAAATTTGATTTTAGGGTCTATAAACCTATCCCTAATCTCCTGACCCTTAAAGTTTTGGAAAGCGTAATAGACTACTTCAACACCTGGAAGGGATGCGAGGTAGTTTGTGAGTTTGTTGGCGACACGGGCATACCCAGTCCCCTGATTACAGTGGGTGCACATGAAAAATATTTTCATTTGATTTAAATACGTACATCAGCCTTAAGTAGCGTATCTAAAAGAGCACCCCATCAGAACTAACAGCCATTGGGCTGAGGTTACGACCAGTATCTACGAGCTCGATCTGGGGTTCGGTGAAACCGGGCTTAGCGTCTGGCGCCTCGACCATTGGGAGTGGGGGTTCGACGACAACCTTCTTACCCTTCTTCCCACACCCACAGCCTTTCTTGGTGGTGGTACCCTCTTTCTTGATGTTCATCATGCCCCATACGACGAGGATGAAGACGAGTGTGTGCACGAGGAGACCCATCGTAGAGGGGCACCCCGTGGGGGTGGCGATCCTGGGTCCCAGAACTCGCCTGACGAGACGGAAGGTCTCGGGATTCGCAACGATGAAGAAGGTGAGACCGGAAATAACCGAAATCATAAACTTCTCCTGTTGCTTTTCGCCATTACAGCCACATCCACAATCTTTAAAGAAACCCATAATACTTTTAGAATATGTCAACAAAAAAAACTTACTTAAAGTCAAGGTTCCTACTATAGATATAACCAACCAACAATGTCGCTCACTATCCAACGCTCTTCCGATTTCTCTCCCGCCGCTGTGCAATTTTCGAAACTTCGTAAAAACAAGAATGGCGGTAAAGCCGTCTATCTCAACACTGGCGACAACAAGAAGCTCTACGTTCAGTTCCCTTTCATGCGTTCTCCGTATGGACTGAGTAACTTTACTGATGAGGGTACTGGGCGCACGTCTTACTCTCTCGATCTATCCTTCGATCCCGAAAACGCCGAGGCGATGGAGCTCCATAACAAACTCAAGGAGCTTGATGATATCATCGTCAATACTGTTGCCGCCAACTCTAAGGAGTGGCTTGGTAAGGAGTTTAACGTCGCTGTCCTCAAGGAGGCACTCTACAAGCCCATGGTTCGCCCCGGTAAGGAGCAGTATCCATCTACCATCAAGCTCAAGATTCTTACAAAGGCGGATGGGACTTTTGTTCCGGAGGCCTACACGATGAAGAAGGAACCAGTGGCTCTCGACACCGTCGAGAAGGGTCAGAAGTGCGTCGCCATCGTCGATTTCAACCAGATCTGGTTCATCGATAACAAGTTTGGTGTGACTATCCGCCTTCAGCAGACCCTCCTCGAGCAGTCTGCTAAGCTTCCCTCCTTCGCCTTCCAAGGAATCGAGCTCCCCGAAGAGGATGTCGATGTCGATGTTGAGGAAGATCTCGATGAGGATGTTGATGTCTAAGTCCCAAAAATCAAAAAAATCCAACCCTTCTTGGTAAGTTGAAAAAAACTTCTTACCAATAAGTAAGTATGTCCAACATAGAGAAGAATCTCAAGAAGATTCTTAGAGGGAAAAAGGGATGTTCACCCCAACAGTATTTACCTTCAACCAAGAAAGTTGGATCTGGAGATTTTGGAATTGTATTCAAGGGGAATGTGAATGGAAAAAATAAAAGATATGTAGCCTACAAAGAAGTTCAGTTACCTGGAAACAAGATAACCCTAGCTAAGCTTCAACAATTTTTAAAACAAAATCCGGCTCGAATGGAATATACCATCGCGAAAAAGTTGAAGGGTTTCGGTGTTCCAGATACCTACCTATACAAGATATGTGACAAAAAACACATCATCTACATGGAATACATTGATGGGATGGAATTAAAAGATTGGTGGATGACCAAACCATCTTTGGAACAGGTTAAGTCTGTGATTGTTCAGGTTATTTACAATCTCTACAGAATTCATAAAAAATACCCAAAATTCCGACATCACGATCTTCACATGAGTAACATTTTGATTAAGAAGGTTCCCGAAAAGAAAATTCGAGTTGAATTGAGTAATAAAATATACACGATTCCCAATGGTGGCGTCGAAGCTGTGATGATTGATTTTGGATTTTCACTATTCCCCCGTATAAAAAATCCTCTTATTAATAGTGACAAGTACAAAAATATTGGGATTTCGAGAACTTCCCACAAACTCTACGATGTACATTTTTTCTTAAATAGTCTATTTGGACTGACCCAAAATACACAAATTCTTAAACAAAACATTGTCAAACTCCAAAAGTTCGTCGCGTCAATGGAAAATAGAGCGAACCGCAACAAGTACAAAAATATATTGATGAAAACACAAAACACTCTCAGAAAGACACCCCCCGATACCTTGGAGATACAGACTTTTATTCAATCCCTCCTACCCAAAGAATATTTAACCGATAGCGATCAATTTGTTAAGGAATATAGATTACGTGGTAGCAAGAACGCCAGTCACACCCTTTTCGTTCCAGGGTTTGAAAAGATTTTATCTAAACCCTTCTTAACGGGGGAAAAGAGGGTATTACCTATACCAAAGCCACGAACATTTGCGCGACCCCAGATTGTTCCGAAAAAGAAAGCCAGTACACCAATCAATAAGGAGGCTGCATATGCGAAGGCGGTAGCTATTATGAGAAAACAACGAGAAGTTCGTTCTCCCAAGCCAATCCCCCGCAGACGGAGATGATTAAAGTACGATCTTGAATGTGCGCTTAGTGCCCTCATCGACTTCGGAGAGTATCTTAAACTTTGGGGTCTTGGTGAGCTTCACCCCATCCTTAGTGACGAATGATTTCATCCGTTCAACTTCACCACGGGGCATTTTCCTGGTGTATTTGAGCGTGACATTTTTGTTTCTCATAGAAAGTACAGTTGATGACATTTTAATATTTACCTATACTAAAATATGTTTGCTCTCATCATCCTCGCGATCGTTGATGTTATCATTCTCATGCGAACTGGTCAGGCGCCGGTAGAGGACGGTAAGAAGTGGACTGTTTTCGGGACCATGGGTTGCGGTTGGACTCGGAAGCAGTTAGACTACATGAAGAAAAATGGGAAACCCCACACCTTTGTCGATTGCGATAAGGAAGACTGTAAGGGGATGAATGGCTACCCCACCCTGGTGAGCCCTGATGGTGAAAAGACCGTTGGGTACAATGAAGTTTAAATTCCACGGACTACGGCCAGACCGAGGGAGAGGGTGAAGGCATCAAGCATGGTGTTGATGGGCTTGAGCACGGTGATATGCTTCACGAGGGAACGGTTCCACACGAGGCGAAGGAGGAAGGTGCTAATCAACACGACGAGTACGAACATGAGAAACTCGGTGAGCGCATCGGATCTGGTTTCAGCTTTGGTAACTTCCTGAATCATTTATTAGATGTGGATATTTTTTTCTGTGGCAATTACAAATGAAGGGACCACCCCTCAGTGGTTCTGAAAGTAAATTTACAAATAGAAGGTGGGGGACCAAGACTGGTATTGGAAATAATAACTGTTACGCCTATGCCGTGGGTGACTACGAGGCGTACAGGTGGCAAAAGTCCATTCCCGGGGATCGTTCTGGACTTTCTAATGGCACCCACAACTACACCCACTGCACGGGTCTCCCCAATCGCGTCATATCAGACAACCCGAAAAAGGTTTACAAAATTGGACCGAACGAAAAGTGTAAAAAGGGGTACTACAAGGTGATGATGTTTGTGTCTCCTGGGAGGCCCACCAATTACATCCGTCAAGGTGACTTCCATTTTTACAAGCAGCATGGTGTCGTAGAATACAAAGTGAAGCCGGGCGATACTATCGGGTCTGTGGCAAAATTCTTTAACATTCCTGAATCACGGATAAAGCGGGCTGGTACATTCAGGGTTGGTAAGCGAATTGTCTTTAGGACTAACGTATTCAGTCACAAGCGTGGGTGGGCAACTGGACCACTTCTGGCTGATGCGAAGGGAAAGGTCATCAAAGATCCTCGAAAAGCTTCCCGAAACTATCCAGGTCTAAACTATGAAAGGTATTGTAGCTCATTCTGTGTCAAAAATAGAGGAATCAAAGTCGGCAAGACTCACCCCAAGGTCGGTAAGAATACTCTCTAAATCTAACATATCATGAACATCAAAGTTTAAATCAAATAGATCCATTACACTGAAAATAGATTCATCATTCAATGACACAGAGTTTGAAGCTGCTGTGTAATTGTTCTGAATCGAAACGACAATCTTAAACTGGGAAGCATCGAATACCTTTCTACACGTGGGGCACGTGTTCTTACCTCTTTTTGTCCATTCCTGTAGACAGTGGGAATGAAACACATGTCCGCAACGAATCGGCGGATTACTCCTCGTCGCCTTGACTTCATTGAGACATATGGAACATGTCGACATTCTATAGGAAGGTTCTAAAGTTTTTTTCGTGATTTCTCTCAGTAAATACCCGAAACTTTGAGAAGGGGTTTGTCACAGGTTATACAGTTTCCCTTACCCTGCTCCTCCTGTACCTTGGACATGAGTTCCGGACCCTGCTTTTGGAGAAGCTGGCGATACGAGTAGTTGTCCTCGAAAGAGATACCATTTTGTTTCATCACATAATTATTAAAAAGTTGCGCAGATGTATTCACGGTGAAGCATCGACCATCGGCCATACCAAGTCGCTGAGACATATTGTTACTATCTAATTAGAAATTAATTTGTCTATTGGTAATTGTTTTCATCCAAGATTCAAATCCCTTCTCTCTGAGTTTCTCGACGAATGGATCACACCTGTATCCCAAATAAATGTCAAAGACGTCGGTCTCCTCTGTGCGTGAGACCCGAATCTCGGGATTCTCATTGATGTGCTGGTTGATGATGTTGTAGGCGAAAGCAATCTCCTTCAGGGTCTCTGCACCGGTGATGATGATCTTCCCAGTACTGAAGATACTGCACGTGATCTCTTTCATCTCGTGGGCTGGTTTGAATTTGATCTTAACCGCCGAATACCTATCTGGTTCAAATGATACTTTGAAGATATCATTGTATCGCTCGAACCAATCTGCAACCTTTAACAGATTAATGTTGTAGTTGAGACTGAAGTTGGAATTGATCATGACCACCCGAAAAGAGTTTTCGGGAAGATTGATTTCCAATCCTAGAAAAGTCTTGAAAATTTGAACCAATTGGGTGATGATACGTTTGCAGTCGAAGAGGTCACAGCACCCGGCTACCTGGATGCTCCCATTTGGGAACACCTTGACAGACTTAGTACTGTAGGTATCATGGTAGGTGAGAGTCACCTGGTTGTAGAAGGTTGTGGGTTTGAGCTTCCATTCGAAACCATCGATCGTGGTTCCCTTGCGTCGCATCTTGTACGACCCAACTTCTTCAAACTTGCTGCGAAGACGCTTTATGTCAATTTCCTTCTCAAATCTTGAAACCATCGTGATTGTCGTAATCTTCACCCAAGAGGGTCTGGTCTCGTCGGGTAGAGCCTTTCGCATCTCATCGAGGGTGAGGAGATACGAAAAACTATTATTTGCAATAGATGAATACATTTTTGAACATACTTTTTTACAAGTACTTCATCCACTTAGGTTTAATAAATTTCATATATAATTTCGATTGGGTCCGCTTCTTCAGAATCACCACGATTTTCAGTTTCATTGACTTTCTCTACACCATTTTCTTGGATTATAAATCCTGGTGCGTGTTTAGATTTCAAAAAAGTGACAACAATTTCACTCACTTTAGTCGGAGAGGTTACGGTGAAAAGTGTCTCACCCTTAACTGGACCACCTTCTTTGTTCCATGAACTATATGTGAGAGCGTTGGTATCACCTATGCCCAATCCTTCGGGGATCCCCAAATCTTCACATGAAGAGCCAGTTGTGTGAAAACACTTTTCCCCATTTGGATCGGTGACAAATTGTATTTGATCCTCACTGGCAATTACTCCATCAAGTTTAATTTCGTTAATCGTAGCCGAAATAGTTTCGTCACTACTTGGGACATTTACGATGAAGTCGTAGATGAATACTTCCTCTTCCTCTTCCTTTGGGACTACACATGAGTTACCATCATCCACGTAACCCCCTTTACATTTAATGAACACACATTTTCCCTTGTCATCAATCTCGTATTCGGCATTTGGGTCTTTACCTTTACACTCATCACCCTCTACTGGCCTGGTAAATACCCAAACAGCTCCACCAAGTGCCAAAAAAACACATGACATTATCAATAGTACGATAAGGAGCACAACTTCGTCCATATATAGTACTTAGAGAGAAAAATTTAAATAAAGGTAATGACCTCCTTTATCAAGTCTGCGAAATCTATACACGACGTGGAGTCAGATCTCGCTTATGTTGAAATTACATATGAACGATACAAGAAGGGGAAGGGTTACGCAACATATACCGACTATATTAACACCGAACCCCTGGCGGATTGGGTGTATCTGGAATCTTCCAAGCAATCGATTCCCTATGAAAAGTTTCTAGATACGATGGTCAAGAAGACGTTAGAGGTGAGGCAGCGCATGGCTGAACTTACTTTCGACAATGTCCTCGCGTATGAACAAACCGAAAGAACGTGGGTTCGCATTGCCCACGCTATGAAGATTCTGGATCCAACGTTCCAACCACCCCGTGTAAATATGGAGAGTGCTTGGCAGATGGAATGTGTTAGAATGATGTGTAAGTATTACATACCCCACGCTATTCAGAGTTGTACGAAGAGGTCCCGACTTGAATATTTCTTCAACGTCTTACGTATAATAGAACTAGAGTGAGAATGAGAATCACCAAAAAAATCCAAAAATAGGGAATACTCTTGTTTGAAACGCTGACAACAACCGATTGTTGCTCACTTTTCGTGTTCGTAAAACCACAATCAATATTGCGGTGAGGGCGTACCTTCTTTCTCATGACACGGGGCTCTGTCTGATCTTCACAAAGACCAGTGCTACAGAAGACACTCTTCTCTACAAGCCCCAAATCGTTGACTTTCTTGACTTCGACAAAATCCTCAAAATTACCCGTCTGTCGCACACCCCCTGGAAGGGAGAAATCGTGTGTGACAAATGGATTTACGTCATTGATGGTATCGTCATCGCTGAGCATAAACTTGCTCATCACTGTTATTACTACTTCAGATTATATTTTTTAGTGTGCATTTTAGACCGATGTTCTTCCCACATCTTATCTAGGTCTATATTCAACATGTGTGCCAGTTGGAAGAGGTAACTGAATACATCACCCATCTCCATCATGACATCAGTACCCCGGTCCTTCTTGAGGTTCATCTTCTTGTATGTATTTTTGTGCTGACGAATGGCTGAAGCGAGCTCACCAAATTCTTCCGTCAAGAGGAGCCACACTGTATCTATACCCGCTCGATCCCACCCCTTTGATTTACATACTTTCTCAGTTTCATTTTTGTAATAGTTTAGATTCATAACTTACTACTTACTGGGTTGTAATCTTTAATTGATTCCAATTTTATCATTGAAGTCCATTTTTTTGCCAACCGTGCTTGTATTCATGGGTTGGTCCAGGGGGACACTTATGGTGTCAATGTCACGATTATAAGCGATAAATTGGGAAACACCAGTTTGAATTTGGGACATTGCGGTGGTGATCACACGGGTATTAATCTTCTTGACCTGCTCCTTGACATCCTCGTAGTGATCACCAGAGTTGTTGATGAAGACGGCGCGCATGATACCGTACAAGTCGTCGGGATTCTGGTAGTCGATGGCGATACCAGTCTTATTCTTGAACGCCTGTCGGATGCCACGCTGAATCAGATTTTTGTTGAAATCGGAAAAGAATAGGGTGTTCAGTGGAGTCTCACACTGCTGAAGGGAATCGAGGTGGAGGTTATCACACATATAGTGTACTCGCCGAAAAAAATTATATGTAGATAGTAAATGGTGAACTTCGCTGACTTTGATGAAATCTACGCCAACAAGCCACCAACTTCCGAACAAATTCCATGCAGTCCCCCAGCCTGCTTCGTTGGATCCTACCCCCCTGTGAGCAAGGCGGGTGAGGAGGGTCCTTTCTTTGTGAATACATACCTGCTCCAATCCGACCGTAAGTTTGAAACGTTCGGGACCGTTGCGGTGAGGAGTAAAGACCTCGAGTGTAAGAAATAAGTTAAAAATAAAAGTAGAATGAAATATATATGAGGGTCATTAAACGCTCAGGTCGTATTGAGGAAATGAAATTTGATAACGTCACCAATAGGATCAAGAACTTAACGTATGGACTCTCGGAAAATTGTGATTCCTCCAAGGTTGCACAGCAGGTGTTCTCTTCGATGTATGATAACATCACCGCGCAGGAAATTGACATACTTTCCGCTGAAATTTGTGTTGGTATGATCACCGCCGACCCTGACTATGAAATTCTAGCCACCCGTATTATCGCCAGTAACATTCACAAGGTGTGCCCCAATAATGTTCATCTCGCCATGAAGAAACTCCATAAAGCGGGTGTCGTTACCGATGAGGTTGTGGAGGTTGCTCAACAGCTCAAGGGGGCAATTGACACTGACCGCGATTTCGACTTTGGATACTTCGGTCTGAAGACCCTCGAGAAGAGTTACCTCCAACGCGTCGATGGGAAGTTGATCGAGACACCACAGTATATGTTCATGAGGGTTTCCATCGGTATTCATGGGAGAGATATCCCATCTGTTCTCGACACCTACGACAAGATGTCCCAAGGACTCTTCATTCACGCTACCCCCACACTCTTCAACTCTGGGACCCCCCGCCCACAAATGTCGAGTTGCTTCCTCATCGCAAATAAGGGAGATAGCATCGATGGAATTTACGGGACCCTCACAGAATGTGCCCAAATCTCCAAATGGGCTGGGGGTATCGGGATGCATATCCACGATATTCGGGGGAACAAGTCGAAGATTCGTGGCACCAACGGACAATCGGATGGTATCATCCCAATGCTCAGGGTTTTCAACGCAACCGCGCGCTACGTGAATCAAGCCGGACGTCGGAAAGGGTCGATCGCAGTCTATATTGAACCGTGGCACGCCGACATCATGGAATTCCTCGAACTCCGTCTCAACCAAGGTGACGAGGAGGCGAGGTGCCGCGACCTCTTCTCAGCCCTCTGGATCCCCGACCTCTTCATGAAGAGGGTCGAGGAGGGGGGAAACTGGTCCCTCTTCTGCCCAGACACGGCTAAGGGTCTCTCTGACTGCTACGGTCAGGAGTTTGAAGAGTTGTACCTAAAGTATGAGGAGGAGGGTCTCGCCAATACGACCCTCCCCGCTGCTGAAGTGTGGAAGGCCATTCTCAAGTCCCAAACGGAGACTGGCACCCCCTATATGCTCTACAAGGATGCGTGCAACTCTAAGTCGAACCAGAAGAATTTGGGTGTCATCAAGAGCTCCAATCTATGTACTGAAATTATAGAGCACACAGACAAAGATGAAACGGCTGTGTGTAACCTGGCCTCTATCGCCCTCCCCAAGTATGTCAATAGGGAGACCAAGACCTTCGACTACGACAAACTCCATGAGGTCACGAAGACTGTCACAAAGAACCTGAATCGGGTCATCGACCGTAATTTCTACCCCGTGGAGACTGCCAGACGTTCCAACATGAGACATCGTCCCATCGGTTTGGGTGTCCAGGGTCTCGCGGATGTTTTCATCCTCTGTGGTCTCCCCTTCGATTGCGAAGAATCTCGTCTCATGAATGCACACATCTTCGAAACTATGTACCATGCCGCTCTCGAGGCATCCTCGGAGCTGGCGGAGGTTGATGGATCCTACGAGACCTTCGAGGGATCCCCCACGTCCCAAGGTCTTCTCCAACCAGACATGTGGGAGGGCGACACCAAGTTCAGTGGGCGCTACGACTGGGATGCTATGAGGGAGCGCGTGAAGACTAAGGGACTGAGGAACAGTCTTCTCATGGCACCGATGCCCACCGCCTCCACGGCTCAAATATTGGGCAACAATGAATGCTTTGAGCCCTACACGACCAACATCTATCTGCGGCGTACCCTAGCTGGGGAGTTTGTGGTGGTCAATAAACACCTCGTTGATGATCTCAAGAGGGTTGGTCTCTGGTCCAAGGAGATGAAGGACCTCATGATCAAGGCGGGTGGATCCGTTCAAAACATTGTCGATATCCCTGAGGACATCAAGAAACTCTACAAGACTGTGTGGGAAATCAGTCAAAAGTGTATCATCGATATGGCGACTGACCGTGGTCGTTTCATCGACCAATCACAATCCATGAACCTCTTCATGGAGAGTCCAACCATGTCTAAACTTTCCTCGATGCACATGTACGCATGGAAGGCTGGTCTAAAGACGGGGATGTATTATCTCCGATCCAAGGCGAAGGCTCGACCAATCCAATTCAGTCTAGAGCCGGATTGTGTGGCGTGTTCAGCTTAAAGTTTTGAAACGTGTGAGATGTAGAAAGACATGGACAAGGCTATCGAAAATCTTCAAATCAATGAATATAATAATCGTAAAATTGTCATCTCTACCAAACAGGGAACCCCCCTTCGGGTACAACTTCCCCGTATGTATATGCCCTTCGGTGTTTCGGGTTTCACCCCTGAGGTTGGAGCCACCAAGTACAACATTGACTTTGCCGTGAAGGGATACGACGAGGAAGGGAGCTATATAAAAAATTTTTACGACTCGTTGAGAGAACTCGAGGATAAAATCATCGGTGCTGTGGTGGAACAAAGTGAGGTCATCTTTGGAAAACCCATGTCCAAGGAGGAGTTGTCCCCCATGTTCAATTCAAACATCAAGGAATCCCCGGGTCGCGAACCAAAGTTTCGCATCAAAGTCGATACGAACGTGGAAGATCAGATCAAGGCGTCTGTTTTTGACGCAGACAAAAACCCAAAAAAAGATGAAGTAACTAACGGACTCTATGCAAGAAATTCGGGACATGCCATAGTTGAACTCAACAGTGTGTATTTCTTGAACAAAATGTTCGGTTGTACTTGGAAACTTCATCAGCTCGTTGTATATGAGCCACAAAATCTCAAGGGATTTCAATTTATTATTTAGATTTATTCAACAGTAAAATACTATAAATAGCCTGAGCCTCCTTAAGAAGCTT